ATATGTGGGAAGCCATCAACCTCAGTATTCGTAATAAGAATCTATTGAAACAAGGTCGAGTAGATGATGCTCGACGTGCTGCTGATCGTAGGCAACAGATTCAACAATTAACAGAAATGTACCGATAGAGGTATAACGAATCAATGGCAATTACTCAGAATACATACACAGGGAACGGGTCAACCGTTCTCTTTTCTTTTACTTTTCCATATCTTGAGACTACCGATATCAAGGTTACTCTTGACGGTACACTAACAACTGCATATACCTTAGCCAATGCTACAACGATCCAATTCAACACTGCACCTGCCAATGGTGTAGCTATTCGGATCTACAGACAAACCGATGATGCTGATCTGGCTGCTCAGTTCTATCCGGGTTCTGCTATTCGTTCACAGGATCTGAATGATAACTTCACTCAGAGCTTGTATGTAGCTCAAGATACTGCTACAGAACAAGATAACCTGGAAACTTATGTAGATGCAACATTCTACACAAAGAGTAATCTAGATGGTGGTCAACTAGATAATCGTTACTTTACAGAGACTGAACTGCTTAATGGTGCTGTTGACTCTCGCTACTATACTGAGACAGAGCTTAATGCTGGTCAGTTAGATAACCGCTACTTTACAGAGACAGAGCTTCTTAACGGTGCTATTGACTCCAGGTATTATACGGAGACTGAGCTTAACAATGGTTCACTTGATACTCGATACTATACCGAGACTGAGCTCAATGCGGGTCAACTAGATAACCGTTATTACACAGAAGCAGAAGCTGATGCCCGTTTCTGGAATGTAGATGCAGCTGAATACATTAGTAGTTCTAACATCTGGACACCAGACGATCAACACATTGCTACTACAGGTGCTATTGAGGCACGTGTTGTGGCGCTTGTTGATAGTATTGGTGGTTTTGTACCTATTGCAAGTCATACGGTATTTCCAGTTACCAACCCTGACATCAATGACGATGCAGGTACGGTGGTATCGTTGCAGAACATTGCTGGTTTTACTTACTCAGGTAGTACAAGCACCAATGCAACAACAACTGCTGGGAGTCCTGTAACAATCACTGGTATTCCAGCAGAACTACCTAGTCCTGCTCCCAGTGGTTATGGAATGTTGGTGGTAACAACTGGTACTCTGAATACCTTCACGTTCCACCGACTGACTGCATCTGGTGCTGATGTTGTCAATGTTTCTAACTATACGACAGCTATCAATACAGTTGCAGGTCAGATTACTCCTACCAACAACGTTGCTACTGTTGCTGGTATTGCAGGTAATGTGTCAACAGTTGCAGGCATCTCCTCTTCTGTTCCAACCGTTGCTGCTAACAGTGCAAATGTAACAACCGTTGCAAGTAGTATCACTAATGTTAACCTGACTGGTGGTTCTATTGGTAATGTTAACACTGTTGCAACTAATATCGCTGATGTTAATACCGTTGCTACAGAGATTGCCGATGTAACTGCTGTCTCTACTAACATTGGTGCTATTGCTGCTGTTGGTTCTGATCTTGCTAATAACTTCAGTAATATTAGTGACTACGGTGGTATTGGTGATGCTGTAACCAGTACTGCTGGTACGTCTGATATTCAGACAGTTGCTGATAACCTAGCCAATATTAATACCGTATCTGGTATCTCAGCTAATGTTACTACAGTTGCTGGTATTGCAGCTAATGTTACTACAGTTGCAGGTAACAACTCCAACGTCACAACTGTTGCCACTAACATTGCCAACGTCAATACCAATGCAACCAACATTGCCAACATCAATACGGTTGCTGGTATTTCAGCTAACGTAACTACAGTTGCTGGTAATACGGCTAATATCAACTCTGTTGTTGCTAATGCTGCTGATATAACCACCGTTGCCACTAGTATTGCCGACGTTAATACAGTTGCAGATAACATCGCTGATGTAACTGCTGTTGTTGCTAACGAGACAAACATCAATACTGCTGTTGCTAACCTCGCTGCGATCAACGCTGCTCCCACTGAAGCATCCAATGCTGCTGCTAGTGCTGCTGCTGCGCTTGTCAGCGAAGGTAATGCCTCCACCTCAGCTAGTAATGCAAGTACCAGTGCTACTAATGCTGCTACTTCTGCTAGTGCTGCAGCTACAAGTGCTGCTGCTGCTTTGGTGTCTGAACAGAATGCAGATGCTAGTGAAGCTTTGGCTTTGCAATATCGTGATGATACTGCAGGACGCCTTACCCAAGCTGTTTCTGATCCGTATGAAGTAAATACGAATCAAAGCTGGGGTGACATTATTTCTGCAGCAGCATATCACTTTGCTAATGAGATGCTTGCTGACATCTTGCTCACAATGAGCACTGGTACTAACACTTACGATTACGGAACGATTATCTAATGGCTACTCAAGTACAATGGCGTGGTGGTTCAACTGCTGAACACTCCACATTTACTGGTGCTGCACGTGAAATCACGGTAGACACCCAAAAGAAAACTCTTGTTGTTCACGATGGCAGCACTGCTGGTGGTGAACCGTTGCTTCGGGAAGACCAAGCAAACCTGCCTACCTCAGTTACTAACGGTATTGCTGTACCGTCTGCAAACAACGTAGCCCTATCGACTAATGGCACTGGGCGGTTGTTTGTTACATCAGACGGGAAGGTGGGCCTGGGGACGAGTGCGCCTAGTGAGCAGTTGCACGTCAACGGGAATGCCATCGTTGAGGATAGGCTGCTTCTGCAACGTCTGCAGTCTTCGGATAATCTTTCTGTACTTACCTTCTCAGATACACTTACAGGCAGCAAGGGCAACAACTTAAGCATCGGGAACCCCGGCGGATACGATGTGCTCCTTCACACGGGCGGCGTAGAGAAAGTACGCCTGACATCGGACGGGAAGCTGGGTCTGGGGACTTCTACGCCCGCGACTAAATTAAACGTCTGGGAAAGCACAGGTGCCAACCTGTTTAGGTTAAACGGGCTAAGTAGCTATAACTTAAATATTGCAAATAATTATGACAGCGGAACAAGATACGATTTTTCTGTCGGTTCTAGCGCTGGAGCATTTTCTTTCTCTACATCAGCAGGAGAACGCGCCCGCATCGACAGCTCCGGCAGGTTGTTAGTTGGCACGTCTAGTCAGCCCAACACGGGCGGCACATTATGCGTAAATAACGGAATTGGAATTGTTAATAATACAACCAGTAGGTTTGCAACGGTCGAACACGGAAACGGCGCAAGTGGCACGTTCACAACAATTACTATTTCGGCAACCGTTCCAAGTGGTGATGCGAGCGTTATTTTTGAAACGCTAATGACGGGGTTCAGCGGAGTATATTTAGATAACGTTAGCGCGCAATATTCAAACCAAGCTGCTGTTACAATGCGAAGTAACGCATCCGCTGGAACAAGTGCAGCTTTGACAGTAAACGGAACAAATACAATATACACATTGACGATCACAACAAACGTTACTCATCCTGTTGTAAAGGTAAAGGTAACTGCGGGCGGTATTGTCGGGAACATTACGCTACCCACAATTACTTTTGCCTAGACCCAGTAGTCCTACTCACTACTCAATTTCTCTGAGCCTACCAATCCCGGTGGGCTCTTTTTTTACACACAAACACCTTTTAATCATGTCTACTCCTGGTATCGACTTTCCTTTCACCGTGTTCAAGATTGCTGACATGGAGCGAAAGCTTGATGAAATCGGAACGGTCTACACGGTTCACTATACCGTGACTCGTTTCCGTGATGGTGAGCAAGCTGGTGCTTATGGCTCGCTTGGTCTTGAAGCACCTGAAACTGACGGTATCCCGTATCCCCAACTGACTGAAGAAATCGTCATTGGTTGGGTAAAGGATAAACTTGGTGAAGAGAAAGTCACCGAGATCGACGCTGCACTTGATGAACAAATCTCTCAAAAGTTGACTCCTACGACTTCTACTGGAGTCCCCTGGTAAACCTTACCTTTAGGTAAACATCATGATCACCATTCTCGGTATCAAAGTGTCCTATGAGGCACTTGCATTCTTCGCTCTTTTCATTGGATCCGAAATTATCGGTGCTTCTAAGCTCCGTGAAAACAGCATTGTTCAAGTCCTGCTGCGTGGTGTAGAGGCAATCAAGCCTCACCGCACTGAGGATGACAAAATCCAACGTATTAAGGATACATTCAAATGAGCATCAAACTCCTTGACGTTATTAAAAACTACAAGGGGTTACCTCATCAAAAGCAAGCCATTGAGGCTCTAGAGCGTCTTCTAGGGTCTTATGGCTTGTCTGATGATGCGGAGTGGGTAAAGATCTGGCGTCTTCCTACTCCGGTAGCCCCTCAACAATTCGACAATACTTGGGAAGGTATTGAAGCTGCTGCACGTGCTGCAGGTGCTAAGTTCCCAGAAGTCGTTGCTGCACAATGGGCACTAGAGAGTGCATTCGGTACTGCACTAAGCGGTAAGAATAACTTTTTTGGTATCAAAGGAACCCCTGGCACTGTAAAGACTACATGGGAAGACTACGGTAACGGTCCGGTGACAATTAAGGCATCATTTAAGGACTTTGCTACACCTTACGACTGTGTAGATCACCTTGTCACTCAATGGTATAAAGATTACAAAGGCTACAAGGGCGTCAATCGAGCCACCTCTCGTGAAGATTGTGCATACCTCCTGAAGAAAGAAGGTTATGCCACAGATCCTGTGTATTCACAGAAGTTGATTCGATTGATGGAGCAACATGAGTAGCACCACTCACAACATTGTACCTGGTAGATTCTCTAAGGGTCTACCTGTTACTACTAAAGTTCACTTTAAAAGCTCAACTAACAGTACCAATGCTACTTCTGTAAAGAATAGTCCTGGTACTGTTTTTAATGTAATTATCCATAACACCCATGGTGGTAGTGGTAGTGGAGCAGCTATTGCATTTAGACTGTACAACAAAACTACTGCTCCTGTTGTAGGTACAGATGTACCAATGATTATTATTCACGTACCTTCCGGTAATTCTAAAGAAATTAATTTTACTAGTGGTGTTACTTTTACCAATGGAATTGCTTATTCTATTACTGGGGGCGATGATTTGCTTGACGCTACCGCTGTTGATGCAGATGGTGTTCAACTTTACATGGGGTACGTGTAATGATTGAAGCAGGTGTAGCAGCAGGTATTGCGCTCTTTACCGCTATTGTCTCAGTACATAACCGCCTTTATACCAAGATTAACGAAGTGGATAGTCGTGTAGACAAAGTAGAGCTACGTGTGGCTGAAAACTACGTACAAAAACAAGAGTTAGCTGTTGCTCTTCAAAAGATGGAGGATCATATGATTCGCATCGAAAATAAGCTAGACCAAATCGTATTGAGAAATGGCTAAAAACAAAGCAACTGAGGACATGTTTAATGACCTCCATAATCTTGTCACACAGGAGCTACTTAATCGGATTAAATCCGGTGAAGCTTCTACTGCTGATCTAAAAGCAGCTTGTGATTGGTTGACTAAAAATGATATCAGCGGGGTTGCTTATGATGGTAACCCTCTTGATAAGTTAGCTAATGTGATGCCAAAGATTGACCCTGAATTAGTACAACGGAGGCTTTATGGCAAGTCGCACGTCTAACTACTATAAGAAGAATCCTAAGGCACGTGCTAAGCGTCTTAAGCAACAAGCTAAGTACAATAAGACGACTGATGGTTTAAAGATCCGTACAGACGCTAACAAACTAAATAGGAAACTTGGTACATACGGTAATGGTGATGGGAAGGATGCTTCCCACACTGGACCTAATAAAGGGAGACTTGAGTCCCCTAAAACTAACCGTACCCGACCACGAATGGGTAAAAAATACGCATCATGACTCCACTGCTACCCTCTCCTGATCACTACCTTTACAACTTGATTACGATGACAAGTCCTGAAGCTAAGCGCCTCTGGAGGCGTGCCATCAAAGAACACTTCAACTGCACTTGTGCATATTGCGGAGAACACTATGACATTAATCAACTTACTCTTGACCACGTTCGTCCTAAGTCTATGGGCGGAGAAGATCTTACAAGTAACCTGGTACCAGCCTGTCAAAAGTGTAATCAGGATAAAGG